AGCTCGTAAATGCCATAGCTATTTCCCTGAATTGTGTCTTTCCACAGCACCATCCTCTACATCATCCCATCGGTATTCATACGTTCCAATGTGACCAATATGCTTAGATAGACTGTGATCTACATACGTCTGGAATCCGTTATCTAAGGCTTTGACGCAGAAATGTACATCTTCGCCAATAATCCCTTTAGAACCCCATCCAACGTCAAACCACGGCTTTTTAACCGCATTAAATACATCTTTGTGAATCATTACTACACCACCACCAACTGCCGTACAAGGCTCAATACCTTCCTTGCCTTTAGAATCTATTTTATGCCATGCATGATGAATAATCTTGCCATTTTCATCTTTTTCTATCTGTAGATTCAACGCTGTTGGTAGCGTAGGCTTGCGTCTAGTTACCGCATTAACACCGACAATCGGTACTTCTCGGCTCAACAATATCTCTATCGTATCGCTAGGGAACCGCATATCTGAGTCAATGAACAGGATATAGTCGCATCCTTCACTTAACGCAGCATCAACCAGCTTTTCACGCTGATCGAATATCAACGTACCAGCCATTGTGTATAACTTCAGTCCGTTTTCACCAGTTCCACAGCGAAACTTACTATCTCGTCCTACCATCTTCGCAAAGTCAAACGCGAATCCTGTATGAACCTCATCCCTAGCTGGAACACATACACCTACTGTTATACCCATTAGATAGTACCCCTATAAACTTTCCATTGTGCATTTTCGGAATCATTGAGCCATCGAGCAAAAGCCACATCATCAACGATATTAAACCCTTTCATAACTCCCTTTTTATTCAATTCATCAATGACCGTAAAAGGAATACGAGCTACGTGGTGTAATTCATTAACGTGTCCAGTTCTTGCCTTATCTGCCTCTCTGATTTGGTTGTTACTTTCAAGAATCTCAGTAACATCCTGTTTAGTCTCGATGACAATACCACCGTCACCATCCGAATGTACAGTTTGTTGTCTATAGGTCATAAATCCTCGTAAATGCCCCCAATCCGAAGATCAGGGGCTATTCAATTACAGAGACATATTCAAGTCAGCAACGATGCCATGAGCAGCTTCGTTCTTAACTTCCAACGTAACTTCGACCAATACCTGAGTCTTGTCAGAGTCACCAGCTTTTGCAAGCTCGTTAGTCTGGAATGGACGCAGATAAGCCAATGCAGCGTACTCAGGATCAAGTATCAGAGCATCGCGTGTACGCATGAAGCGGTTAGGAACAACACTCATTGAACCGAAGTCCGACAAGTAAACGTCAGCAGCACCGATAATTGTTGCTTGTGAACCACCATTGCCACCATTGACGTTATAACGGTAAGCAGACAGACCTGTAAAGCTCGATACTTTCTGTTTACCAGTAGCACCAACCATCAGAATCTTAGGTACGCCACCAGAAGCAAATACCTCAGCAACAACCGACTTCAACAGAGTTTCTGTGAAAGTACGTGTGTTACCGTCTGTACGTGTAGATACACCGATAGTTGTAGGATCAGCACCGTTAGTCTGAGCATCAGAGTTGGTCTTGATCCATGACAGCAATGAACCCATCTTACGAGCAGTAGAGTTGCTCGAACCAGCCGAACGACCTTGATTGCTCAACAGGATGGTTTCCAAGTCACGCTTAAGCTCTTGTGAAGCCTTAGCCAACTGGTATGCCTTCTCAGACTTACGACCAGCCTTGTTAACTGCATCCAGAGTGCCAGAGACTTTGATAGTCTTTTGCAGAATCTGAGTGTAGTTACCGAGACGAGTAGTAGGTGAGAGTGTGGCGTCAGACGCATCAGCACCTTCAACAGCAGCGTTGTTGGTAGTTGCAGCAGCCAATGAGTCAGTCTGCCATTCGTGGTAAACAGCAGTAGCTTTGGTCTTGCCGATAGAACTCATAAATGGAGTTTCTGTAGGCGAGATGTCATAGATTACGTCGGTCAAATCTTCACGCTGACCAATTGCGTCGTAGGCGTTATAAATTGCCATGATTCAATCCTTTATAAAAAGCGTTCAAATACACTTGCCGCATCTCGTGGACTGCCACTAGACTTGACTCGTGCCTTTAGTTTCCGTATTTCTTCAGCATTACTATCTCTTGGCTTGCTAACGCCTGGCTTAATCGCTTTAGGAGCCTCAGTTACCTTCTTGGTAATGGCTGGCTTACTAGCGACTAACTTATCGTATTGCATAGCCTTATACAGAGTTAGTACCGCACGACTATCATAGACAGCCGCTAATTCTTGGTCAGAGAATCCGATCTGTTTGCCAAATGCACGAATATCATTTCTGATAGTTTCGCCCTTAGCTGGATCAGAGAATTCAGGGATATAGCTTGATAGTTTCTGCATTTCCTCAGCGACCATTTGCTGCATCTGTGCTTGTCTATCCTGCTCCTGTTGCTGTTGGATTCGACTCCGTTCAGCTTGTACAGCAGCTAATTGCTTCTCTCTCTGAACCATCTCAGCTACCTTTACAGAGTATCCAATGGGATCAGTCTCTTTCAGGTATTCAAGATCATCCTCTTGTTGAGGAGTTAGCATCTGTTCAATCATCTCAAGTCTTTGCGCGTACGTATCGCGTAAGGCTTTAGCTTCCTGAACTGCTTGACGCTCTGCCTCTACGGCTTTGCGCTCCTCTGCTACTGCTTGCGATTTCTTGGTGTAATCAGTGCCAAGTTGATAAGACTTGATAAGCTCATCAAGCGTTACCTCACGTTCTTCACCTGCGGCTTTTACGCGGTACGTGGGCTGCTCTTGCTCCTCAACATCATCATCTTGTTCTACCTCAGACTCTTCATCTGATTCGGCATCGCTTTCGTTAGCCTCTGAAGCGGATTCTGGTTGTTCCTTTTCGGAGCCATCTTCACGTTCCATCATGCTCAAGAAAGCGTTAGCTGCACCTTCTACCGTTAACTCACCACTTCCTTCAGGAGTCGTGTTCTGAGTATCGCTCATTTATGTTTCCTTAATTATATCGTCAACCGGACGATGCGGACTACAAAATCTTTAACTTTTTTTCATCTATTAGCTTCTGATCTGCCAATCCTTGAATGTAGTTATCAATGGATTCCAAGACTCTAAGACGGATATACGCTTCCTCACGTATCTCTATGTCCTTATAGTCGCTGTTCAGAAACTTAGTTATCTCCATTCCACGCAATTCTTCCATCATCTCTAGGAAGTAATCGTCTCTTAATAGGTTAGTCGCCCAATCTGATTTCTTCACGCCATACCTTTAGTCAATGCACCTAGTTCACGTAAAGCCTTCAATGTAAGCTCAGTTTGCTTATTCTTCGTATCCTCATCAGCCAAGTCCATAGCCAGTACAGCCTGTAATTGCTTAACTGCTAACTCAGCCTCTTTAATACGAATCTCAGCAGTATCACGCTGATTCTTCATCTGCATCTCTATACCCTTGCGAGTATATTCAGCCTCTAGCGTCTGCTTCTCAAGTTCGAGTTTTGCAGCATCGATCTGCGCTTTAGCCTGAGTCTTTTCTCTCTCAACCTGAGCCAACATCTGAGCAACCTCTGCTTGAGCATCTGGAGCGGGTGGCTGCGGCTGTGATAACTGTGCATTTTGCTCCGGTGTAATCTCATTCATAAACTCGTTAGCATCTTTGAAACCTGCTGATTCAATGAACTTTGCTAACGTATTGCGATACTGTCCGATAGATACCAATGGATTTGATGCGCCATAGGTCTGAATGATCTGCTCCTGCTTAGACAAAATCATCTGCAACATAGCTAACTTCTGTTCTCTGTCACCAGAACCTAGACCAACATTGACCGTAATGTCGTACTCGTTAGCCCATGTTCTAGGGTCAAATGTGACATATTTACCACGCATACGAACGATACGAGGCTTGTCCTGATACTTGCCCAATAGATGCAAAATACCTTTAAACAAGCTCTTAACACCCGTCTCAGCAAAGATACGAGCGATTAACTCTAGCTTGCCTGAGTTTGACTTCATCATTGCAGCCACAGCAGTTGCACTAACGTTATTCAGTACGTCTGGATCAAGACCTTGCTGGCTGTCATTAACACCAGTGCGTTTAGCCTGAACCTGATCCAAGTATTCCAGCATAGGCATAGCCTGACCGAACGTACTCTGAACCGTTAGCGGAACCAGTGCATTAGGATTCTTTAGACGGATAACGCCACCAGGAGTCGCATTAAGCAAGTCATCCATGTTGACCTGACCATCTACAGCACCAACTCGATTGTTGTTAGTTAGATACAGATTATCTAAGCTCTGACGTGTAATCGTGGACTTCTGTAACTGAATATCCATCGTTCTATCAGCCAGAGATTGACCAAAGAACTTGTGCGGAATAGGTATAGGACAGATAGAATGGAACGGAATGTAGTCAGTTTCTTCGTCCTCTAGGATTTCTGAACCGCAATAGACAATACGGCGTAACTCAGCAATACCGTCATCATCCTCATCAATGCGTATATAGCACTCATATACCTCAACAGTCTGCATAGACTGATCTAGGCTTGTATTCTGGTCTGGCTGCTCCCCATTAGGGAAACGAGCAATACGCTCAGGACTAAACTCTAGGTCATTGTACGTTGCTAGATTATCAACTACTTCTTTATCGTAGCCCATAGCGATTAACTCTGAACGAGTCATCAAGCGACGATGAGCCACAAACGTAGCCTCTTCAATGTTTTTAGCTGACTTAGAAATTAAGAATTCCTCTGGAGGAACGTTCTCAATCCTTACCTGACCTGATTCTTCTGTACGTTGTACATACACTTCATAACTAGGAATCTGAATGACATTACCCATCATGTCAGTCGTTTCCGTATATTCTATTTCCTGCTTGACAACTTTAAGAGACTGATCCGATAGCAACAGAGCCAGTTCATCCTCTGTCAGATTCTTGTATTCTTCCTTAGTAACATCAACCTTCTCATCCCAATAGGATTTAACGACACCTACCTTTTGCAGCAGAGCATCTTTAAACCAGTTGTGGAGAATGAGCATTCCATCGTTATCCCGATAGAAAGCCCAGTTACAGTAGTCCGTAGCCTGTTTGGCTGTCTCTTCGTCTTGTGGACCTTTTGGCTCGAAATAAACAATATCCTCAGTAGTCGTAAAGACTCGCATAAGCTGTGGCAATGCACCATCAATAGCCTCTGCTACCTCTCCGGTAACTATCTGTGATCTTCCCTCTTGTTCATTTCCGTAAGGATTTCGTAAGTAGTACTCTAGTGCTCTGCGACGATCTTCGGTAGTCTCTGTGTCAAGATAACCAATAGCATTGTCTATTTCATTCTCGACAATACCTTTAACTGTGCCTTCGTCCATCATAATGCGTTCCTCTTAGGATTTTCGCAATTATACAATCCATTTAGTAGAAATAGGTAAATCTGACTGCCATGAAGTCTCGTCTTGGTCAAGACTTATTGCAAGGTATCTAAATGCATCTGACGCATGGCTAGACCAGTCATGTAACGGCTTGTCGTAGAACACCTGCTGCTTCTCGTTATATTCCCGACGATAGTTCCTAAGCGCATCCAGACCTGCCTTAGTCTTGTGGTCAAACCAGCACTGCGGCAATAGCCTTCTAACGGCTTGTATGCCATCTGCAATCGATAAACGAGGAGCGACTGTTATATCGAGTCCTGCTTCCTGTAAAACCTCTTTACGGCTCTTTCCTGTGCCTAGCTCCCTTACTTCCACATCGTGCGGTAAGAACTGCGTGAAGCCTTCGTAGCCGTTATCTTTGAGCCAGCGTACATACCAATCCAAACCGACTCCGTGGTTTTCCGTAAAATCAATGAGTCGTACTTCCTTGCCAACCACTTGAGCAACCCAAAGGCTTGTAGAATCACTAATCCCAAGATCCCAAGCCACATAAGACCGACACAGATCATCACGCTCAATAGTGGTGAATCTATTCTTCGCTTCAAGATCGTTGATAATCTGCCCATAATATGAACCCTCTACGGCTGCGTCGAAAGAGCACTCGAACTCTTGCTGGTACTTGTCCTCGCCCATTTCCTTACGAGCAGACCAGAGTTCCTTCTCATTGATAATCTTAGTTTCACTAGCCCTAAACTCTAGTAACTTCCAGCCTTCAGCAGTCTTAGCCCTATCCCTAAAGTCTGCGAAATGGTTCCTGCCTTTAGGAGTTCCAATAAATAAGCACCACGTAGGAGCATCTTCGGTATTCCTATCGGCTAGTGCTGGTCGTATAACCTCGTTCCATATTTTCGGGTTCTGATCTCCGATCTCGTCAAGGATAACTCCATCGAAATACTGCCCCCTAAGGCTATCAGCATTATCAGAGCCGTAAAGACTAATGCGCCTACCCCAAAAGTCAACTCTAAGCTCACTGATGTTAGCCACAGCCCCAAGAGGACGAGTAAATTCCAGTAAGTAATCCCACGCCACACGCTTGGACTGTGCGTAAGTTGGAGCAATATAGGCAAATCGTGGGTTTGGTTTCTGGCACTCAATGGCAGCCTTTATCAGATGATTGATAGCACTTACAGTCTTGCCCATCCTTCGATGAGCCACTACTACCGTAAATCTATGGTTATCTACTGCCTCATGGATGGCTAATTGCTGCTCACGAGGCTTATACGCGATTACGATTTCTGTCATTGATTAGCTCGGCAAACTTCCTTAACGCTTTCAAGTCTGGATACTCGTAATGAACTACTTTACCGTTCTCAGACTGCCATAGAACCTTTACTAATCCAGCCCTCTCAGCTAGACCTCTTAGCTCTATTTCGCTTATTTCTGCCATGTGACTACGTGCTGCTGAGGAGCACCATCAATGCCTGTTACCTCTGTCCTAGCCAGCTTAGGTATATGGTACTCACTTAGCTTCTGCATTAAGTCCAATGCCTTAGCTGGATCAGGCTTTAGTCCTAAGACTTCATCACCCTCAGCTACCCTTTGTAGCCATCTATCCATGTAAGGCACGTTCTTCTCTAGTAGCGTAGCAATAGCATTACGTACTACTGCCGTACTCTTATTAGGCACTCCTGCTGGTCTGCCCTTACCTGCATTAGTTAGTCTTGGATGCGCTGTAGTTTGCTCAACTT